GTGCTGGTATCAACCTTATTCAGGGTGTTGACCACTTCGGAGGCGTTCATTACCTCTCCGTAAACGGTCGTGCCGCTGATGATGTTGACGCCAAGCCCTGAAATTGACTGGTTTGTCATTCCTGTTTTCCTCCTGTTTTACGCATTATGAGTGATCATAAAATCCCGGTGATACATGTACACCGGGACGTCCGAGTTGTTGTCCGGCACGGTCCCCTGGTCGAATATGCTGATTACGAATACCCCGGGGGCCAGGTAGGTATCCGTAACCATGTTCAGACAGTCAGCGATGAGTTCCGAGAGGTTGTCAGCCGCCATATCGGTAGATGCAAACGAGGAGCACTGGATCCGTGCCTGTGCAGTCCGGGTCCGGTTGTGCGTCTCGTTCCGGCGCTTAGTGTCAACCCTCGAAACGATGATGTACGGGAAGGTCGGGTTTGTGGGAACGGAGCCGGTCCGATACACCCTCGCACTCACGACCGCTGCAATCGCGGTATCGGCTTTCAGCCGGGTGATGATGGCAAGAACCGCGTCTTTCATCAGATCCCTCCCAGTAAGTCAGGCCGGACATTCTGAGCGGTCTCGAGGTCCGCTTCCCACTGTGCCCGGTTGAATGCCCCAATCAGCATCCGCTCATACTTTGCGAGGTTGTTATCCCATGCCGGACGCCATCGGGGTTGAGGGGCCTGATTGTAGACCCGACCGAGTGAGTCTTTGTCAACGAAACCAAGTTCCAGCCTGCGGGCATACGGGGCATCAGTGCCGATAAGTGCAACCTGTCGGAGTCCTTCGCTGGTCATTTCGACATGGACAGAGCGCCGGAGGGTGCCGGTCTTATACTGGATGATAGCCTGCACGTCGTTCTTGTACTCGTTCGCCGCCAGTTTGACGACCGCTGCCTCGTTCTTTTTCACGTTCGCGCCGATCTTCTGGATATCCCGGCTCATCCTGGCAAGGCAGGAGAAGTCGAACGAGAAGCCGGGCATCACAGCACCCTCTGCAGCACGGGCCACACTACCAGAATGAAGAGAGATCCCACGCCCGAGATGATGCTCAGGGCCACGGCAATCCGGCCGAGCCCGGTATCAAGCCAGGACCCGACCGCCTTCTCTCCAACATGCAGGGTTTCCAGCGGTGCGATCTTCCTATCCTGCCCGTCCAGCCGGTTGTTCATAACCGTGGCCTGTGCATCCAGGGCCTGATCGATCCCGTCCCGGCAGGTCCGGCAGGATTTGTTCTCTTCCTTAAGGGAGTCTTTCAGGTCCCGGATCTCACGGCCGAGTGATGTTTCCATTCGGTCAATACGGAGGTCAGTCTGCTTCATCGCTTCCGTGAGACCACCGATTGCCAGCAGGACCGCATCCTCGTTCATCACGCACCCGCCTTTGCCAGATCGCAGGTCCAGTGATGCGGGCCGCCAGCAAGTCCCGGGGCGGGGTTGACATTCCCGATTGTGTACGTCCCTGCATACCCTGTATGAGTGGTGATGAGCAGGTCCCCGTTCATTGGTGTAGATTCGGCAGGAATCATTACTCGCTGCGAAGTAACGATGTAGAGCGTCTGCCCGGCCTGCTGCACGGCATCTTTCTGGCTGTAGAATCGGCACGCAATTGTCGTGTCGATATCGGTGTACATGAGCTGCCCGTAGACATCGAACGCCTCCGAGGTTGTGCCGTTTGCCACGGCCGCCCCTGGCACCGTGCCGTTGTCGCTCAGGACCTCATCATTGACGAAGGTGCCCGTAATGGTATGCAGCAGCAAGGTAAGCGCAGGGACCGTGTAGATCGTGGCTCCCGATTCGGTGATGACCGTTCCCGGGATCCCGATAATGATCGCGGTGGCGTGGCTGGTGGCTCCGGCGAGGGTTGCCCCCACATGGAATGCAGCGGTGAGGGTGTCATATACCAGGATGGAGTTCTGGCGCCGGCCTCGCAGGGTTGCGGTGTGCGGCAGTGCTTTTATCGGGAGCTGCATTATCTGAACTCCAGGTAAGGATCGTCTGCATTCGGTACGATAGTAAGGCCGCCCGATCCCGTATCGTTCAGGATCTCAAGCGCTTTAGCCGTCAATTCCTTAGAGAGCGATAACTGGTCGGCTGCTCCACTCTGGGAATAATCGCCGGCTGAATAGGATGTCGGGTTCTCACCTGTCAGGTAAAATCGCTGTGCCACGGCTGCCCGGGTAAGCAGGATAGAGGCGGACTTTGCTGCATCGGTATCAATGGCAAGGCCCAGATTTGTGAAGAACGCAAGGATATCGCGGTCTGCATCCGCTATCATTTCAGTGAGATCGGCGTCGGTGACTGTAGTACCGACATAAACTTTTACATTAGCTGGAGTGCAGTATGCCACGTTTCCCCCTCACGTCTTGTAAACTACAATAATGGTCGGGGAATTCGCCGCGGTGAATGCACAGACTGATATTATCTTTGCCTCATCCACGGTCTCAATGAACGTGCACGCATCAGCTACCGCCGTTGCGCCTTTATAGACGTTCGTGTTCGCGTTTGCCATATCTCATCCCTCCCGAAAAAGGGATGATTAGGCCCCGCTCTGCAGGTACGTGAACCGCGGGTCCATCGGTGCGCCACCGAAGACATGCCGGACACGGTACATCACGTTGTCGGTCTCGAAGTCCCCGCTGAATGGAGAGGTGAGCCCGCCACCGCCGACTGCAACCTTGTTGGATGCTTTCATGACGACCTCAGGGGATTCGTAGCCGCGGAGGTATGCGAACTCAAGAGCTGCACCCTGGGACGGGTCTGCGAACAGGTACCATGCGGTTGTGCCGTGGGTGGTATCGACGATCGGCAGGAACGGGTCCACATGGAGCTGCAGGCCCATCTGCGGGATCACGTTGGTGGTCGGCATCGGGATCGCCGTTGCCGCTGCAACATCAAGATACATCTTGTTGGCGGATGTCAGGATGCTGCGGGCGGTCATCTCAAGGGATGGGGGCACGACCAGATGTTTGGCCATGACGCCGATCGGTTCACCGTTGGGATCCGTCTGGGCGGTCATCAGTTCCATGGTGGTCTCAAGGTTGTCGATGGTCAGCGGGAGGACGCCGAGGTTGGTGACGCTCTGCGAACAGTCGGAGATTGCCGCACCGTAGAGGGATGCGTTACCATCGCCGCCGGACCCCGCATAGAGACCGGTCACGAACCTGGCCTCAGAGCGGAGGGCTGCGGTGCTGAACCTGGTCGGGATGTCGTTGAACGCCCCGAGGCTGTCATTGATCAGGCTTTCCCAGCTGATATCGAACTGGCGACCATATTTCTTTACGGCATAGGTGTACCGGCAGTTGGTCGGCTTGACCGGCTGGTATTCGCCCTTCTCAGGGACCTCGGCCAGGGTGTTGTCAGCCCCGTGGAGCTTTTCGCGCCTTACGGTGTTGAAGTCGGGGACCGTGGTCATCCTGACGTAGGATTTCCAGTCAGCGTACACGGCTTTGTAGTTGGCCAGGAGCTGCCGGTCGATGACCTGCCCGAAGAGGTATGGGAAATCTGCCGTAGTGATTGCCTCTTCAAGACGGGCCTCGTGCATCCTGTGAGAGAGCCGGTCTTTGTTCATGATCAGGTCAAGGGCGCCGGCCATTGCGGCTTCATTGACCACGTTCTTACGGGTTGCGCGGAACCCGTCCCAGTTTGTCATTGTTTCAAGGAAATCTGCCATTTTCTTTTTCCTCCCTTACGTGCTGTAGAGCTGGATGTAGTGGATCACACCAGCGACGTTCACCGCGATGGTTCCGCTTGGCGTTGCAAGGGTGTCGGATGCCACACCACCACAAACGGTGAATGCGTCCAGTTCGAGAAGAGCTTCAAGAGTGCCGGCTGTGCCGGAGCTGTTGACATGGATCGCGCTGCGGATGGCCGGAGTAGTGCCGGGTGCGCCTTCCATCATGATATCGAGACCGCGAACGAACGGAGCGACCCCGCCGTTCTTGTTGTCGGTATCGAGCTTCAGCGCCGTCATGCTGGTGACAGTCGCGTCGGTTGCTTCGTCCCTGACGACCTTCAGCTCCCCAGCGGTGATTTCTCCACCGGTGCCGATCAGGTTGTCAACAACGCGGATATTGAACCCGTGAAGCTGTTCCCCTGCGAGCATGAGCGTAGCCGGGGCGATACATGCCTCGATGAGCTTTGCCTGACGGATTGCGGTGTCACCCTCAAGGAGGAAATTACCCGCTGCTGCTGAACCGCTGCCGAAGTGCATGATCCCGCCGAGGGGGTTGAAGTCGTTGTGGACCTTGACCGCTACGAGTGTCGGAACAGTGGTTGATGCACTGACAGCGCCGAGCACGTGTCCAAACGCCTGGAAGTGCTGCGGGTCCTGCTGACCCGATAAGAGGTATGTGCTGGTGCCGGGCGTGCGCTGGATATATACGGGATCGCCGTAAGTCATCGCCCGCGCAACACCGTCGCTGGTGCCGTCGCTGACGCATCCGAGCACGTAGAGATACCAGATCCCTTCGGTGTCGATGGCGATCTTGTCGGTGGCTGCCTCTGCGGTATCGAATGCGACGCCGACGATGTTAGCGCCATGAAGGACCGGATCGCCTTTGTTCACGAACCCGCTTGTCCGGTATGGGTGAGCGAGTTCTGACTCAACAACTGAGACGTGCCGGCCCTCGTAGGTGCTGGACCCCTCTTCCCCGGCAGTTCTGCCGGTAATTGGATATTCTACCATGGTTACCTGCCTCCGGCTGCAACTTCAGCCATCTGTTTTGCCACTTCTGCGGTCTTGCCCTGGGCACGGTATACTGACTCGAAGGACTCGACGAGTGCCTTGTGAGCATCGCCGTCGTTCCCGCCAGCCGGTGCACCGTTACCCTTGATGCCGGTTCCGTGTTCTTTGAGGATCGCGGCGATCTCTTCCTGTTTGGCCTGGATACCGGCCTTCACGATTTCCGCGAACTTCGGGGCGTCGATCTTGTGATTCTCGCCAAGCGGTGCCTGTTTGATCAGGGTTTTGGTAAGTGCCTCAGCGATTGAGGGCGGGAACTTGGCTTTGGCCATTTCCTCTTTCACATACCCGGCGGCTTTGCAGTCGGCAGCCGTCTTTGCCATGTCTTCAACATCCGCTTCAAGAGCCTTGATCCTGGTCGCGGCCTCTTCCAGTTTCTTTGACTGGTCCTTGCCTGCGGCTTCGGTTTTCAGCTCCACCCTGAGCTGTTCTTTCAGCTCAGTAACGATCTCGGGGTGCGCTGTGCGGATCTCCGAGAGTGTGAGGGTTTCCTGATTTTCTTCTGTCATGTGCTTCCTCTGTGGAACGTTCGGGTTCGGATCGTGCCGGACCTTCATTTCCCCGAACATAGTACGATAGTGCCCTTCAGCCCCGGGAACGGTCACAAAATCGACGGTGTTAAGGGGAGATGCCCTCAGCTCCTTGATGATGGGGCCTTTCCGGCCGTCCGGTGCGGTCCCCTCTTCAGAGATGCCGTCGACATAATGAGAAATCCCGATGTGCCCCGCCATCGCCTTGATATCCTCAACGAATTTTGGGAGGACACGGGCCTGTGTGTAGACGCCGGAACCGTCCCATCCTCTCGGGTCATAATGCCCGTCTTCGGTGAAGATGGCGGCAAGGGGGGAATCCCCCGAGATAGTGCGGGCCGGCTGGTTCTTTGCAGCCTCGCGGGTAGGGTGATCCAGGTGCATGTGCATTCCCTCCGGGTATACCCGCTTCTTGCAGGCTTCGCGGAGGACAGATTCAGAATAGTAACCGGATGATCCCCATACCGGGGCGATAATGTGAACGTCGATGAGCATCCCGGAAGCGTCCGGTTTCCCTGCTTCAATCAGGCGGAATGCCGCAATAGGGCTGTCAAAAATGGCGGTTTGGTCTGCCATTACATTATGGGATGCGTGAGGGGTTATAAGGGGACGCAGGCGGTATACCGACGGAGAATAGATTACGGCGGAAGTGTGGAAAAAGCGGTATACCAACGGTGAGAAAAAGGGTTATTCTCTCGGTTTCTGCCGGTATATTTCATAGTATTTAACATGTTATAAGATGTATAGTTATTATGGGGATCGTGAAAATTTGTAAAAGGTGTGGATTGTCCCTCTCGTTAGAGGATGGATTTCATAAGGATAGTGGCTCGAAAGATGGCCACAGTACTTACTGCAAATCCTGTGCAAAAATTAAGGCAAAGGAATGGCATAATAAAAATCGAGCCCGTGCACTTGAAAATATCCGGAATTATAGATTAAAAAATCCCGATTTGGTCAAAGCCGGGATAAAAAAATACTATCTGTCTAATCGCGATATTTGTATCCGGCGTTCTATAGATTGGACGATTGCCAATAGGGAACAAAAGTATGTTAACAACGATAACTATGAGATCCGCAGAAGGGAGATTTTAGAGGAGGTAAAACAACAATATGGCTGTTTGTTTTGCGAGGGGATTAATGATCTGGAATTTCATCATGTTGAGGGTAAGACAAAATTATTCAATATTGGGAGAAATCCACGGAATTTTAATTTAACTATTAATGAAATAAGAAAATGCATAATCCTTTGTAAAACACATCATTCGTCTTTATCTGGATATGAGAGGAGTTTAGGGAGCGTCGATTGGCGTCAATATCCGAAAGGGTTTGATCTTGTGAAGTATCACTCAAATTTAGATAATATAATTAAAAATATTATTTAGGGGCTTGTCTCCATATTTTATAGCATCGGCATCCGGGATCGGTTGGCGGCTCTGAATCCCCGCTGTTGAATACGTGGCCCAACGGTACCCACCCCTCCGCCTCGTTTGCGGTGTGTTCCGGCCTGACCTTTGAATCCTTACTTGTTTGCCAGCTCTCTTCCATCGTCACGCCGTCATCTTCCAGCGACCGGGCAAACAACTCATTCCCTTTCTCGTATGCTTGCCCGGTCTCGAACACGGCTATCCGCTGTGCCCGGGCCCGGCTGATCGGCCCGTCGTATAACTTCTGGATTTCGCGGGCGGTGGACTGATACGACCAGCCCTCATCCAGTGCGGTGGAAATAACCCGTTTCAGGCTATCGGCCGTCGTGGAATTAATCCCCTTAATATAATCCACCGAACCGCCCTTATCGGTGAACCACTTTACCGCCCGGGGGTTCGCCAGGTTAAACGTGCTCTTTGCATTGAACGGCAACACTTTTTTGAGCTGTTCTGCACCTTGGATTACCCCCTCAGCCTCAGCGTTGAATACGACTTTTTGCAGGTCCGGCAGGCTATCTGACGCGATCTTATCCCAGATGCGATCCCAGTTCTGGAGCGTTAACTGGGTTATTTCCTCTGACAACTGCCGGTACGATTCGGTGAACAGGTATTTTTCCTGAGAGAGTGCGGCAAGGACCTGCCGTTTCTGGCTGCGGAAGAAGGCGGCGATCTTGGGCTGGTGCTTTGCTGCGAGCCGGTCCTTCTGCCGTTGCTTGAGTGTGCCGATTGCTGCGAACTGGAGCCGGGCGGCGGCTTCTGCGAGGGTCATTATTTAAGTCTCATCGTCTTGTTCTTCTTCTGAGGGGAGGTATGTTTTCAGTTTTTCATCGGCTTTTCTTGCAAGTTCTTTATCGGCATTACTAACCGACCCAGAACCGGTCTTTTGATATTCTCCGTTAAATTTTTCAGTCATACTGGTACCACCGTTATAACATGGGTCGTAACCTTTCCGGCATTAACTCCAGATGTTACGGCATTGTTGCTTACCACTTTCCACCCAGATCCTCGGGGTAATATAATCTCGTGCTCGCCTCCACCAACAACAAATCCCTTTTCTTTGCCAGATGTGACGGCCCGAAGCAATACTTTGTGTGCTCCTTTCTCTCCTTCAATCGTTGCCCGGGTTGTGAACTGTATTGAGTTATTCGGATTGGTTGAAAACGATTGGAATGCCTTATCGTTACACGTATCTCCGGGCTTCATATTCATCATGGATGATACACCACGTTCACCAATACCGCGATAAAGGACAGTCCCTTCTGGAAGTGCCGGAGACCCAGAGACAATTTTATCCAATTTTGCAACGCTGGGAGAGTCCGTTTTTCCAGACCTGAGATCGTTGTTTAATTTTGCGTATCCGGTGCGAGTGTAATCATTGACGGTAGAGTCGTTTTCAAACTGTTTTCCATACGCGAAATGATCACTCATCCCTTTTTCTTGTTCTGCCGCGATCTTGCCACCGAGTTCCTTGTTCGACCCCATTGCAAGTGCTTTTACGAGTTTCTTATCGTAATCTTTGTGATCATTGGTTGATACTACCCCTTTTGATGAGCTGCCGCCCGCATCACTCGATCCTCCGCCCGATGATGCACCGGATCCTTTGCCCAATGCTTGATTTACAGCATCCCCTTTTGATTGCCCGGGTTTGATAGGGATGTGCTGGCCCCCGACAGTGATCCATTCGGTGTCATCTTCAGCCTCTTTTAATTTCGCCGCTTCTTTCACCGCTTGCGTCAGTTCCCGCGCTGCTGTTGCTACATTGGTGAGACCGGTATCTGTTGAATATGGATCGTCCGCCGGAGCAGGTGCGGCCCCCTCATCCAGCGCCGCACCCATTTCCTCAATCTCTTCTTCCGGCGGGAGCTTCCATTCCAGCGTTTCATACCCGGCCTTGATGTAATCCTTGCCTTTCATCGCGCCGGTCCACTGCCCGTTACTCCACGCGAATGCGTTCACGTTCATGACGTACTGCTGGATGTTGTCGCGGATCGGGGCGAACGACACCTCAAACCCGTTGCTTTCCAGAGCGAACGTGAAGATATCAGTAAGGGCGTCTTTCCACCCGGTCTGCCGCTCCTCGATCATGGTGATGAACACCGGGGAGATCTCCTTAGCCGTGGCAAGGTTGCCGGTTGACGGGTCCATGGTCAGGTATGTTTCCGGTACACCCGTTGCAGCGCATACTTGCATGAGTGACGCCCGTGCACCCTCAATCCCGATGATATTCCCAGATCCTGCACTGATGGTCTTTAACTCGTTACCTTCAGTCGCCACGACCATGGAGCCCACCGGGTTGCTTTGTAGCGGCGTGCCCATATTATTGGTATCGCCTTTGAACTGCGTGGCAATCTTTGCTGATTGACCTGCCGTGCCCTTGGTGGTCATCATGTGCGAGTACTTCCGGTACGCTGATGCAATCGCATGGAAATCCTCGATAAACTTCTCATGGGGTTTCGCCCACCGGCACGCGGCTACGAACTCGTTTAATGCGAACTTTGCCTTCAGCGGTTTGCGGGCGCTGATATGGTATACCACGACGGAACGATCAATATCGTACTCGGTGCCTCTGAATTTCAGCCGGGTTTTATCTGCCGGGATCTCTTCCGGGAGTGCGAACATTGACGGATACGCTACCCGGCGCTCTTTGCCTGCATCATCCCGCCATTGCCGGATGTAGAACAGCGGGCGGGCGGCGTCTTCCGGATCAGTCACGATATCGGCGATCTCGCTGTTACTCCATGCACGAAGCCCGACCGGGTCTTTGTCTTTCCAGATCGCAATGAACACGTTGCCGGACTTCAGCAGTTCGAGATCCATCTCGATCATTGCCTTGTGCGTGAAGAACGCCGTCCGGTTGATCGGATCGGCTTGAATGGCCTTGATCTGGTCGCCGATACCGTTTTCCGCATCGGTTGGCGTGACCGAATACCCCATCGCAAACGTGAACTGGGTTTTGACGTTTGCCGCCCGGTTGATCAGCGGGTTGAACACGTACATGAAATTGGTGATATCGGCGTACATGTCGATGGTGTCTTTGGTCATGTACCGGAACTGGTCGGAGTTGGCCCCGCTGACCCGCATCCAGAGGTAATCACGGTCAACACGGTTAGCCCAATCCAGATCCGCCCATGCTTCCGACGCCTTATCTGCGCTTCCGGTGCCCCGCTCTTCCAGTTCCAGAGACAGGTTGTTTGTCCGGGCTACAAGGTCCTCATACATTTTGATGAGGTGATCCTGCGGAGGTGCAGCGGCTGCTGTGATGGGTTTCTTGTGGCTCATTGCACCCACCGCCCCGCCTCGAATCTCCCTGCTGGTGTCGATGCCTGCGGTTTCTGCATCACTGGCCGGGCTTCCGCCATCCGACACCGCCCCGTCTCATCGATGCTGATGAGCTTCAGGGAGCAGGTCGGTTCAATGCCGGTTTTGATGTTGAACCGGCACCCTGCAGCACCGCAGCCGATGATCGTTTCACGGAAATCAGACATAATCACACCTTCGCTTCGTTCAGACACGTTCGGCAGTCGCAGGTGTCCTGATGTGCCATGAGCCACCGGTATTTACTGACTGGCAGGACCAGGTGCACCTGATCTTCCGTGCTCAGCCGTTTTGGTAGTGTGTCGATAAGCCGGCCCACCACAGCATCAAGGTCCGTGAGTTTCATCACGCCTTTCAGATCTTCAAGCCGGGCTTTGGTATCGGGCTTGATCTTCATGGTGGTAGCGGCTTGCTTGTCCGGTTCTGCGGCGTCCTGAATCGGCGGGGTTTGCGCGGTAAGCGGGGCTGCCTCAGGGGCCTTCTGCGGTTCTGCGGGCTGTGCCGTTTCCTTTTTCTGCTGGTTGTTTTTACTCATGGTCAATAACCTCAAATTGTGCTCCGTTCAACAGATTTCCCGAGAAAATTTTCCCGGATTGTCGATCAGATTTCCGTATCATCACGAATCACATACACCTGCTGTTGCTGTTCGTCTTTCACCCCGAGAGCGAAGAGATCCCAGATACACCATACGAGGGCATCCATCCGATCCGGGCTCTCGTCGCCGGGTTGCCAGTCGCACATCTGGTCTTCCAGCTGAGGGAAGGTCCCGACATGATGGATCCTGCCCTGCTCATAGAGGCCGGCGACCGGCCCCGCACGGATCGCTTTTCCCCGCGATGCATGGACCGCGGTGAAGGGGACGTTGCGGTCAACGGTGCGGATATTGACTTCGATGAGGTCCCCGCCGTTGTTGACTTCCCCGACAATGCGATCGGCCTGCCGCGCGTAGAACGTGCGAACTCCTGCCCGGGCCCACTCTGCCGGGGATCCCCGCAGGGACGCATCCTGGAGGACGTACCCGTGCCCGGTGGCTGCGATGCCGCCCGCGATAATGCCCGTCTCGTCGCTCTTTTTATTTCCAGTGACCGCGGGGTCCATCCCTACGACAACCCGAATGAGCTGCGGGCATTCCCGCTCGTTGATGCGCAGGTTCTCGATGATCGCCCGCTGGAACATGGCGTTCGGGTTGTCGTCCAGGATCTCCCCCTCGAGCTCCTGACGGCCTAGCCGGGTACCTGCATACCTGTCCATCACCCGCTTGAGGAAAATCGGCGACAGGTTCTCGGCGTTCTGCGATGTTGAGAACCGTACATCGATCGTGGTCGGATCCTGGACAAGCCGCTTGATAATCGGGATCGGGCGAGGGGTTGTGGTACAGAAGACCTGCGGGTTGTCACCCAACCGGAGGCCCATCTCCATGTTATCCCAGGTCTCTTCCGGATACTTGAACTTCGCCAGCTCGTCTATCCATGCCGTATCGTGGGCCGGGCCCCTCAGCTGGTCAGGTTCCTCTCCAGTGAACGTTGTGGCTATCGCTCCGTTGGGAAAAGTGAGACGCCGTTTCGATGGTTCATAGTCCGGGCGTTCGTCCGGCTTTGCCACCTTCATGATGCTGGAGGGGCCGAGCTCGACCATGGTATCGCGGATATCGGCCGCCGTCTGCCCGATCAGGGCAATGTGTCGGTACCCTTGCCGGACCCGCTTGAGGATCCATTCGGCTCCCGATCGAGTCTTGCCCCCACCACGGCCCGATCGCATGAGGTAACAGAACCACGGCCAGGGACGGCTGCCCCAACTGGCCGGCTTATCCTCCGGCGGGATCTGTCCGGGATGAGCAAGGAAGGCCCACCGGGTGGCGTATTCCCGCAGGATGTCCTGATCACTTGCGCTTTGCAAGGATTTCACGAGCACGGGCCTCCACCTCCTCATCCGTTAGTCCCCGGGCCGGTGAGGGTTCGGGCGGCTTGTCTCCCTTGAACGCCCCGAGGACCTTGCCCTTCAGCTCGATCTGTTTTTCCCTTCGGGCGAGGGCTTTGAGTGCGGTCTCATGATCGGGGGCCTTGACGGTCGATTCCTTACCGCCCTTCCCCTTAACGGTCTTCTTCCGGGTCATCGCCGCAGTGATGATGTCCTTGGTGATCTTCTCGGTCTCGCGGATCTCCTGCAGCAGGTCATCCGCATCCAGGGCCTCCTGAGCGTCAGCGGCTTTCTTGATCTTCTCGGCGACATGTCCCCCCTCTAGATGCCGGCGCACTGAATCACGATTTGTATCAAAAATGCGCGCGATCGCGCTGAAATTGGGTTTTGGTGCGACGAGCGCACGGTCTATCTCTTTTCTCTTGGGGTGCGCGCAAATGCAGCAGTTCTGACCCATCCTTCAGAACTCCCCCTTTCCATGCAGCCGGGTGAATTCCTGCACCACTGCCAGCTCCCGGCCCCGGCACATGCCCGCCTCTACTCTTGCCGCCTTGTACCCGACCGGGCACAGGAACTCCCGGATGCATCCTTTACAGATGGCTTCCCGCATGAGCCGGCATTCGTAGGTGTCCAGGCAGTACCCGCAGTTTGCCTCGTTGACCTGAGCTCCGCAGAGGGTGTAGATCATCAGGTGCTTCCCTCGCACTCAAGGAGCCAGTAATATTTTTCCCCGATCTTGAGCCGGATAAGTTCTCCGACGCGGGTGACTGCCGTGAGATCAACAGACGGAGATGGGATTTCGATACACACTTCGGTTCCCTGCCCCGCACGGTTGACCAGAGAAAGTCCGGAGGTAAAGCCGCTTATGTCATGGTCATTCAAGAGGATTTTCCCGAGTCCTGTCCGGTCAAGCGTGATGTTCAGTCGGGGCTCTTGTGTGGGAGTCCTCCCCTCAACCCATTTTCCGTTTTTAAAGTGTCCCGTCATAGATGCACCCCCCGGGAGTTGAACCCGGCGCCCATCCCGTTTTTTTACGGGCAAGTACTTCCCTATACGAAGGGTGCGCTGTTTTGGTGTGCTGGTCCCTTTCGGGTCCCTGCCTCAAGAGGATATTATCAACGACGATCGACGCTTATCTCTAGGAGATTGACTTGATGACCTGTGGAACTCGTACCGGAAATGTGCTTTTGCAGTGCATTTTCTTCCTATTGAGCCCGTGCATTCCTCTTTCATGTGACAGGGTGACGGCGGCCATCCGGAAACAGTGAACCGGGATGGGTAGCATAGCCGCCTCTGTGTTTGAAAATCCCCGGATGCAGCAGGAAATACTGGTGGAAGCATGGTGGACCTGCTGCATCGCGGGAAAGTCCCCCGCACGGATCGGACCGCGTGATAGCTCCAGTGAGCAAAGGGGGAGGAGGTGATGGGTGATCATCAGGCGATACCAATGAGTGGAAGGATGAATTTCACGACCGCTCCGACACTGATCCCGCCGGCTGCGAAGATGCCGATGAGCGTCTTCAGGTCCGGTGTGGCGTCGTCCAGTTTGCGGGCCATCCTCCCGGCGATGAGACCCGTCATGAAGTAGTGGCTGTCGTTGTCCGCATTCGGGCCGTTCGCCCAGAACTCCGGGACCGGTGGCATGTTGCTGGACGAGGTGACGTACAGGTATGCGATATACGCCCCGGCCTGGAGTGCGTGGACTTCCGATGAGCAGTCGGCAATACCGGTGATGCCGGTGAGCTTGGCGACGAGCTCGGTGATCCTGTTCGGCATATCCGCGTGACCCTGGCCGTTGTCCGGGTCCTTGGCGTTCGGGCCGTAATACTGCGGAAGGAGGGTGATCCAGTGCAGATCAGCCACGGAAGACCTCCCGGACGATGCCACGGCAGAAGTACCGGGCCCGGTCGTATAGCTGGCGGGCGGTGTGGAGGAGATCGGAGCAACACCCAGGATGTCTGCTGATAGAGGGGCTGCAGGCCATGGTGCGACCGTCACCCCTTCACGAAAGGGACGTACTGCGCCTCGATCTCGGCTTTGGCGATGTGGACAGCAACGCCATCCCTGACGATCATGCCATCGCCATTCGGCAAGAGGAGGATATCGACCGTGACAGGGTTCTT